AAGGTTTAGATACAACTATTGATTGGAAAAACACAGGTGATAATAGTTATGATGGTGAAAAACTAGCTTTACTAGTACATGATGAAAGTGGTAAATGGGAAAGACCTGATAATATACTAAACAACTGGAGAGTTACAAAAACTTGTTTAAGGTTAGGTAGTAGAATTATAGGTAAGTGTATGATGGGTTCAACATCAAACGCTTTAGATAAAGGAGGTGATAACTTTAAAAAACTATACAATGCATCAGATGTCACTAAGCGAAATAAAAATGGTCAAACAAAGTCTGGTTTATACTCTTTGTTCATCCCAATGGAATGGAACTACGAAGGATTTATTGATGAGTACGGAATTCCAGTATTCACTACTCCTGACACAGATGTGTTTGCCCCAGACGGTGAACTAATAGATATAGGTGTAATAGACAACTGGCAAAACGAAGCTGATGGTTTAAAAAGTGATCAAGACGCTTTAAATGAATTTTACCGTCAGTTTCCTAGAACAACAGAACACGCGTTTAGAGATGAAACAAAAAACAGTATATTTAATTTAGTTAAAATATACGAACAGATAGACTACAACGAAGAAATGTCTATAACGCTAGGTATTACAACTGGTAATTTCCAATGGGTTAATGGCATAAAAGATTCACAAGTAATATTTTACCCAGATCCAAAAGGTAGATTTAAAGTTAGCTGGGTTCCACCTCAGCAATTACAAAATAGAGTGGTACTTAAAAACGGTGTAAAATATCCTGGTAATGAACACATGGGAGCATTTGGTTGTGACTCTTATGATATATCGGGAACTGTAGATGGAGAAGGTTCTAAAGGAGCATTACACGGCTTAACCAGGTTTAGTATGGAGGACGCTCCTGCAAATAGCTTTTTTTTAGAATACTTATCAAGACCACCTACAGCTGAAATATTCTTTGAAGATGTATTAATGGCATTAGTATTTTATGGCATGCCTATACTAGCAGAGAACAATAAACCGAGGCTTTTATACTATTTAAGACGTAGAGGCTACAGAGGTTTTAGCATGAACAGACCTGATAAAGTTTGGAATAAATTATCTGTAGCAGAAAAAGAAGTTGGTGGTATACCAAACTCTAGTGAAGATATAAAACAAGCTCACGCAGCAGCTATTGAAATGTATATTCAAGACCATGTAGGTATGAAACAAGATGGAACGTTTGGAGATTTATACTTTAACGCTCTATTAAACGATTGGAGCAAGTTTGATATAAACAAAAGAACAAAGTTTGATGCTTCTATAAGTTCTGGTCTAGCTATAATGGCTAACAATAGACATTTATATGCACCAAACGCAAAGATTGAAAAATCTAAATTAAACATAAATATTTCTAAGTATAGTAATACTGGAACTAATTCACAAATAATAAAATAAATATATGGCAGAGTCTGGCATAAAAAGTTATTTTCCAAGTCAAACAGTTAGCGATGCTGAAAAGCTTAGCTATGATTATGGTTTGAAAGTAGGTAAAGCAATAGAAACAGAGTGGTTTTATAACGATAAAAGTTCTAATAGATACAGATCTAATCACAATAATTTTCACAATTTAAGGTTGTATGCTAGAGGCGAACAATCTATACAGAAATACAAGGATGAATTATCTATAAATGGTGATTTGTCCTATTTAAATTTAGACTGGAAACCCGTACCTATTATTTCAAAGTTTGTAGATATAGTAGTAAATGGTATAGCTGAAAGAACATACGATATAAAAGCTTTTTCTCAAGACGCCAACGGTATGAAAGAAAGAACTGATTATATGGAAGCCGTGATGAGCGACATAGAATTTAAAGAATTTAATGATTTTACAGAGCAAAACCTTGGTGTAGACGTTAAAAAAAGTCAAGAAGAAAATATACCAGAAACAACAGAAGAGCTACAATTACACATGCAGCTAACATACAAGCAGGCTGTAGAAATAGCAGAAGAACAAGCTTTAAATGTTTTAATGGAAGGTAATAACTACGAGTTAATAAAGAAAAGATTTTATCAAGATCTTACTATATGTGGTATAGCGGCTGTTAAAACTTCTTTTAATACTTCAGAAGGTGTAGTTATAGATTATGTAGATCCAGCTAATTTAGTTTATTCTTATACTGACTCACCTTATTTTGAAGATATATATTATGTTGGTGAGGTTAAATCTATACCAGTAAACGAGTTGGCCAAAGAGTTTCCACACTTAACAGAAAGTGATCTTGAAGATATAATGAAAAGTAAAAGTTATAATAGAAGTAATTATAACTCAAGGTACTCTTCAGATAAAGAAGACAATAACACTATTCAAGTTTTATATTTTAATTATAAAACGTATATGAATGAAGTTTATAAAGTAAAACAAACTGGTACTGGTGCTGATAAAATAATACCAAAAGATGATCAATTTAATCCACCTGAAAATATGGAAGGTGGTTTTGGTAGAATGTTAAGATCTATAGAAACTCTTTACGATGGAGCTATGATTCTTGGTACAGAAAAATTACTTAAATGGGAGTTGTCTAAAAACATGATGAGACCTAAAAGCGATTATACTAAAGTTAAAATGAATTATAGTATTGTTGCACCACGCATGTACGATGGCCGTATTGATTCGTTGGTAAAACGTATAACTGGTTTTGCAGACATGATACAATTAACACATCTTAAATTACAACAAGTAATGGCTAGAATGGTTCCTGATGGTGTTTATTTAGATGCAGATGGTTTGGCAGAAGTTGACTTAGGTAACGGAACTAATTACAACCCACAAGAAGCTTTAAATATGTTTTTCCAAACTGGTTCTGTAATAGGAAGAAGCTTTACATCAGAAGGTGATATAAATCCAGGTAAAGTACCTATTCAAGAAATAACATCTGGCTCTGGCGGTAATAAAATGCAAGCTCTTATAGCTAATTATAATTACTATTTACAAATGATTAGAGATGTAACCGGTCTTAATGAAGCTAGAGATGGTAGTATGCCAGATAAAAATGCTTTAGTAGGTGTGCAAAAATTAGCTGCAGCAAATAGTAACACGGCGACTAGACATATATTACAAGCTGGTTTATTTTTAACGGCTGAGACAGCAGAGTGTTTATCACTTAGAATATCTGACATTATAGAATATTCACCAACTAAAGATGCGTTTATACAAGCTATCGGCGTTCATAACATGGCTACGTTAGAAGAAATATCTAAGTTACATCTTTATGATTTTGGTATATTTATAGCACTGCAACCAGACGAAGAAGAAAAAGCTATATTAGAAAATAATATTCAAATGGCATTGCAACAACAAAGCATAGAGCTAGAAGATGCTATTGATCTTAGAGAAGTAAAAAACATAAAACTAGCTAATCAACTTCTTAAAATAAGAAGAACTAAAAAGCAAGAAAAAGATAGACAATTACAATTAGAAAACATACAAGCACAATCTCAGTCGAACACTCAGGCCGCTCAAGCAGCTGCTCAAGTAGAAGTGCAAAAAGATCAAGCCTTAACGCAAAGTAAATTACAATTAGAGCAAGCTAAGTCTCAATTTGATTCTCAAAAAATGCAACAAGAGGTTATGCACAAAAAAGAGTTAATGGAGCTTGAGTTTCAATACAGCATGCAATTAAAAAACATAGAGGTTGATGGCATGAAAAGTAGAGAAAAAGAAAAAGAAGATAGAAAAGACGAAAGAACAAAAATACAAGCTACACAACAATCAGAAATGATTGATCAAAGAAAAAGTGATAAACCACCTAAAAACTTTGAGTCCGCAGGTAATGATATACTAGGTGGAGGATTTGATTTAGGTAGTTTTGATCCTAAGTAGGAATTTATTAATTATTATTATATTATATTATGGAAGAAAAATTAGAAGAAGTAGTTGAACAGACTACACAAGAAAACCAACAAGATCCAGGTGACGAAAACGTGGTAAAAGTTGATGAAAATAAATTTGAATCTGCTGGTGACGACAATGTTATTAAAGTGGATTTAAGTAAACCACCAGAACCAACAGAAAAAAATGAAACTAAAGAAGATAACACTGACGACAGCGGAGTGGTTGCAGAGTCTGAAAATGCCGAGCCCACAGAAAAACAAGAAGAAGTACAACCGGAAGCAGAAACACAAGAAACTCCAGTATTAGAAGAAATTACTGAAGATTCTACAGAAGAAGAAGTTGCAGAAGCTGAAGAGCAGGTTGAAGAAGCTATTGCAGAGGCAGAAGCTACTAGAAAGCCAGTGCCAGAAAATATTCAAAAGTTAATGGACTTTATGGAAGAAACTGGTGGAGATTTAAGTGACTATGTTAAGCTTAATCAAGATTATTCAAAACTAGACGATCAAAATCTATTATATGAATACTACAGG